AGATGCAAAAAAGCAAATCATAGGGGTCTTATTATAAATTTAGACCCTCCACTAAAATGCCCAAATTTTTCAAAACTTTTTTAGGATTGCTTAACCAGATTATACTAGCTGGTCTGTTAATTTACTAAGTCGTTGTATTACAGTAACTTAGAGCAGTAAAAAAACAGTTGATTATTAAATTAAAAGTATATAACTTATATAGAATTGATTTTTAACTAAATTGATTTAATCAGGTAATTAAGCTACAGTAAGCTTAAGTGGTAGTGGTTCACAAATCTTTGAGGATTTGTTCACATAGCTTAAGGGGTATATGTCAGTAATAAATAAAAAGAAAAAGTTATCTAAAGGATGCTTAATATATAAGCTAGAGATAGCCTATAATGAGGATACTGAAACAGTACAGTATATCTGTGAGTCTGTAGATAAAGAGGGCTTTACAGGTCCTGTAGATACTAATTGGGATTATTTAGAAGACTACTTTGATGATGAAGATATACAGGTTATGGATTCATTATACGAGGTTGGAGAAGCTTGAAGTATCACGTAGTTAAGGGTATTAAGCATACAGTATATGAGGCAGAGAATGAAGTACCTCCACATGTTAGTATAGTACGTAATTGGCGTATGGGGACTCTCGATGACTGGGTACTTACTGATGACGGGTGTATAATACAGATACTTAGAAGAGGCACGATGCTTAGGAAAGTAGGAGAAAGGTCTTATGTGGGTACCTGCACTGGTACCTTTTTGTGTTTAGAGGGTACTTGGATGGATGCTAACAGGAGAACTAATATATATTCATTTGGAGGAGATTCTACCCCTGAACAGGTAGTAATGAATAGACGTAAGATGACTGCTAACGAGGAGTTGTTTGTCTTATATATGTCACAAGGATTAGAGCCACAGGATGCGTATGTTAAGGCTTTCCCTACTAATAATAAGCAATACGCACGTATGAAGGCTGTTAATCTAATTAAAACAGAGAGGATTAAAACTGCTGTGAAAGAAGAATTAAAACCTGTACTAGAGGAGTTAGAGATAAGTCCAAAGATGGTTCTTGAGGATATTAAATTAGTAGCTAAAACTTCTGATAAGGATGATATAAAGCTTAGAGCTCTATTCAAACTAGCCGATATATTAGATTTAGAAGATAAGAACGCTGCAAAGGTACAACAGATTACTGGTGTTCAGTTTCAAGGCTTAACTGATGATATGATTGAAGTAGCCAATAGGCCTAAAAAGCTTGAGGAATAACTGCTCTGCCTGTGGTTTGCATGAAAAAGGTATTTGTAATTGGTTTGAAGAACCAAGGACAATACCCGTAAAAGTTATTAAAAAAGGTTGTAAGTATTGGAGGAGCGAACTTGCTCAAATAGTTATAGATAAATATGAGGGAGAGGTGTTATATGGACGATATAATAAAATTGGAAGATTTAGAACCAAAGAAAGGAGATAAAGATGCCTTACGGAAAAGGAACATACGGAAGTAAAAAAGGAAGACCTTCTAAAAAAGCTAAATTAGCTGGAAGAAAGAAGATGGCTAAGAAGCCTGCTAAGAAAGTTGCAAAGAAAGTAGTTAAAAAGAAAAAATAGTGTCTAATATAAACAAATACAATGTATCAAGACAGGAGGAGGCTCTTATATTAGCCTCTAAAGATTTAATTGCCTTTGGAAAGTTATTCTTGCCAGATGATTTTATGAGGTCTGAAACTCCTCCATTCCACTATGAGATTGCTGATACTATTACAGATAAAGAAAAAAGACAGACTGCTATTATATTACCAAGGGGTCACGGGAAAACCGTTCTTACTAAATGTGATATAATGCAAGCCTTTTGCTTTACTAAAGAACCATTGTTTTATGGCTGGGTATCTGCAACTGCTAAATTAGCTACTGGTAATATGGATTATATTAAATATCATTTGGAATTTAATGAAAGAATATTGTATTATTTCGGTAGTTTAAAAGGTACAAAATGGACAGAAACAGATATAGAGACTACGAATGGTTGTAAGCTCATATCTAAGTCTAACATCTCTGGAATTAGAGGTGGCGCAAAGTTACATAAAAGATATGATTTAGTAATTCTTGATGACTTTGAAGACGAAAATAATACCATTACCCCAGAAGCTAGAGCTAAGAATAGTAATCTTATAACTGCTGTTGTTTTCCCAGCTCTTGAACCCGCTACTGGAAGACTTAGAATAAATGGTACTCCTGTTCATTATGATAGTTTTATAAATAATTTGATTGTTAATTATGAAAAATCCGTTAAACAGAAAGAACATTTTTCTTGGGATGTAGTTCTTAGAAAAGCTATTTTAGGTGATGGGACTATGCTATGGAATAGCTGGTTCGGTAAAAAGGAAATGGCTCGTAAAAAGAAATTCTACGCTGACTCAGGTCAGCCTTATAAGTTTTATCAAGAATATATGATGGAAGTCCAGTCTGCTGATAACTCGATGTTTACGAGAAAGCATATAAAATACTGGGAAGGGAAGTTTCAATACGAAGAAGAATCAGATATTTGCTTTTTAAATATAGACGGAGAGTTAAAACCAGTTAATATATTTGCTGGAGTTGACCCAGCTACAGATAGTGCTAGAAGGGATGCTGATTATAGCGTTATAGTTATAATAGCTGTAGATTCTGATAATAATATATATGTTCTTGATTATTTAAGAAAAAGAGGTATACCAGTTTTAGGTATTCCTGGAGAAAAGAATAAAGGTATAGTAGATTATATGTTTGATTACTCTGATATTTTTCATCCTAGTTTATTTATTGTAGAAGATACTACAATGTCTAAGCCAGTATTTCAAGCTTTAAGAGCAGAGACAAGAAGAAGAAATGATTTCTCTGTAAGATTTAAGGAAGAGAAGCCAGGAACAAGAATGAGTAAACGTGACAGAATACAGGAGATACTAGCACAAAGATTTGCAATTGGTCAAATACATCTAAAGAAAGACCAATATGATTTGGAGCACGAAATAATTACTTTTGGCCCACGTATGGGTCACGATGATGTGATAGATGCGTTAGCATATGCATGTAAGTATGCTAGTCCACCAGTAGGAATACATGAAGAGAAAAAGGAAAATAGATTTTTTAAAAAGAAACCACAGGTTAAATCTTGGGTTATAGCATAATGGAGAGTTAATGGCTAAAAGAAAAGATGTAGTAGCTGAAAAAGTAGCACAAGTATTTCAGCACTCTAAGACAGACAATAGAGTTCAATGGGAGTATATAAATCAAAAAGGTTGTGATTTTGCTAACGATAATCAGTTAAGTTACGATGAAAAGGTTGCTCTTGAAGAACAAGGAATGCCTACATTTACTATCAATAGGATTATACCCGTAGTAGAAATGTTAAACTTTTATGCTACTGCTAAGTCACCTAGATGGCAAGCAGTTGGTACTGAAGGAAGTGATAGTGATGTTGCTTCTGTTTTTTCTGATATTGCAGATTATATATGGAATTTATCAGATGGAGATACTTTACTTTCTAATTCTATAAACGACTCAGTTACTAAATCACTAGGTTATTTAATGGTTACAGTAGACCCAGACGAAGATAATGGTATGGGTGAAGTAGTTATAAAACAACCAGACCCTTTTGATATTTATATAGATAATAAATCTAGAGATATACTATTTAGAGATGCTGCCTATATTCTCATCCGCAAAATACTACCCAAAGGACACCTTGTCCAATTATTCCCTGACAGCAAGAGAAAAATAATGGCAGCATCATCTAATGAATCTGAGTACGATAATTACTCAGAAAAGGCTACTGATATAGACCAAAAAGATTTTGGATATAAAGATATGAGTGGAGATAGTTCTTTATATAGCGATGAAGAAAAAGAATTAATAGAATTTTTTGAAATGTATGAAAAGGAAAAAGTTCCATATATTAATTTATTCTATAAAGTTCCACCAAATAAGGAAAAGATTTCTCAAATAGAATCTCAATCTAAGGTAATGATTGAAAAACAAAAAGCTGAAATGCAAGTTAAGATAAAAGAAACGGAACTTCAACTTTCTCAGGCAGTTCAGCAGGGTAAAATGCTACCTGAAAGAATGAAATTAGAATTACAAAAAGAAGCAGAAATGATGAGTAAGCAATTACAATCTATGACAGTTGAAATCAGGCATAGACTTCAGGAAGAATCTTCTATTACAGAAAATAAAGTAATAAGTAAAAAAGAATACGATATATTATTAAAAGATTCTCTGTTTGAAAGAACAGTAGTAGAAGCTGTTCCTTTCCATAAAACTATTGTAAAGTTATGCTGTGTAGTTGGAGATAAAACTCTTTATGAAAAATATCTTCCTGTATCTGAGTACCCTATAATTCCATTTCATTATAAATGGACAGGCACTCCTTTTCCTATGAGTGCTGTATCTCCTTTAATTGGTAAGCAGAGAGAAATTAATAAAGCGCATCAGTTAATGATACATAATGCTTCTTTAGGAAGTTCATTAAGATGGATGTATGAAGAAGGTAGTATTGATACTGATTATTGGGAAAAATATTCTTCAGCGCCTGGAGCTTTACTTCCTATGCGTCAAGGATATAATCCTCCTACCCCTGTACAACCATTTCAGTTAAATAATGCATTTTTTAGTTTAACACAAACTGGAAAGCAAGATATGGAATACTTGGCTGGTATATTTTCTTCTCAAATGGGTGATACTGGAGCTAGTTCTGATATGCCTTATAAAGGTATGTTAGCAATGGATGAATATGGTACAAGAAGAATTAAATATTGGATGAAACATTGTATTGAACCTGCTTTAAAGCAAGTAGGTCAAGTAGTTAAAGAGTATTCTCAATCAATATATACTGCTCATAAAACATTTAGAATAGTTCAACCAAATGCAATACAAGAAGATAAGCAAGTGGAAATTAATGTTCCTATGTATAATAATCTAGGAGAAGCTATAGGTAAATGGAAAGATTATGCTACAGCTAGGTTTGATATTAAAATAGTAGCTGGTTCTACTCTGCCTATAAACAGATGGGCTTACCTTGCAGAGCTTAAAGAACTTATGAATCTTGGAGTAGTAGATGATATTGCAGTTCTTTCTGAAACTGATATTAAAAATAAAGAAAGTATTGTTAAACGTAAAAGTGTATATGCTCAATTAAAACAACAAGTAGCCGCTAAAGAAGAAGATATTAAAAACAAAGCTGGTACAATTGAAACTCTTGAAAGACAACTTGTTCAAGCTGGTATCAAGAATAAAGTTATGCAAGGTAACGTTGAGGTTGACAAAAAGAAGCATGATGCTAAGTCTACTATAGAAAAAGAGAAATTGGAAAGCCAAGCGCAAATGAAACATATGCGTAAGGAAATAGACTCTATAAAGAAAAAAAGTGATGAAAATAAAAAGAAAAGTTTGGAATAGTTAAATATTTAAATATATATTACATTCATAATAAAGGAGAAAAACTATGAATAATGAAGAAAATGTCCAAGGTAACCCAAAATCAGTAGATGATTCTGTTTTTGGCTCCAATAGTGACGATTTCTTTTCTGCTCTTGAAAACGATGTTAATGGCATGGTACAAGAGACTGAAAAGCCGCAAGCTAATTCTACGGCAACCCTTGATTATCAAGGCTCTGATAGAACAGCGCAAAATGAGGCATCGGTATCACACAGTTCAGAAAATACTGAGTTAGATAGTCTGAAAAAAAGATATAGTGATTCCAGTCGTGAGGCACAGAATTTGAGAGCCCAACTCAATGAGTTGAAACCTTTCGTTCCAGTGTTAGATGCGATGAAAAGTGATAGTGGTTTAGTAAATCACGTTAGAGATTATTTACAAAATGGAGGAGAGGTTAATAAAAATATTACTGAGAAATTAAATCTTGGTGAAGATTTTCAATTTGACCCTGATGACATGGTAGGTAATCCAGATTCCGATTCAAGGAAGGTTTTTGATAGTATGGTAACTAATATCGTAAATAAAAAAGCCGACCAAATTATGGAACAGCAAAATCAATCCGCAAAGCAAGAACAACAAAGCCTTTCTATAAAAAAGCAAGCTGAAGAATTTATGGAAAAACATGGAATGACTCAAGATGATTTCCGTGCTTTTGCAACAGAAGCTCAATCTAGAATTCGCGAAAGAGGAATTACTTTTGAAGATATGTATACTATGTATAATCAAGGTAATGTAACTAAAAACGTTGCTAACGCTACAAAGACTGATATGCTTAACCAGATGAAGAATGTTCGTGATATACCAACTAGTATCGGTAATGCTAATAATGCAGGTAAGGTTAATAGCCATACTGACAATGTATTTGATGCACTACTTAGCTCAGATGGAAATATCGAAGAACTGTTAGGTTAAGGCACGAGGCCATAACCTGACTTAAACCCAAAATAAGTTAAAGGAGTTAGAAATGGCTTTAAATGATTACGTTCAATTGAGCGAATTAGGGGTTACCGATTTTGATAGCGGACAAGCACCAGGAGCAGGCAATACCCTGAATACTGGTGATTTAAGACGTAAATATAATTTCGGTGACAGAGTATCCGAGTTAGCAATAGCTCAGGACCCTTTTTTTCGCTTTGTAAGTAAAGTTAGTAAAAAACCAACGGATGACCCTCAGTTTAAATTTACTGAAAAAAGAGGTTCATATCACAAAAGATACGCATATGTAATGGGATTTGTTAGCAATGGTGCTGATGAGTTTGCAGATGCACAATTAGACCGTTCTGATGCAAATGCAGCAGTAACTGCAGCTGGACAAAATGTTCAATTGTATATGGCTACTGATTGGAAATCAGCTGGTAACATTCAAAATGTTTACGGTAATACAGCTACTGACGTTCTTGTAGGAGGCACAGGAACTTCTCCTGAGTTTTTCCTACCAGGTCAGTTAGTTAAAATACCTGTAAGCACAGTTGCTGGAGGTGCAGGAGCACCAACTGATTACCATATAGTTAAAGTAAGCAATGTTGTTTCTGGATTAACTAAGGACAGTAAAGAATGTGCTAGAGTAGATGGACAAATTGTTAAGCTTGCTGCTTCAGCAAATGAGCTTGCATCGTACCATACTAATAACTTTAGTCCTTCAAACGATTCTGCTGGAGATGAAGTAGTTGCTGATAAATCAATCTCTGAAACTCTAGAAGGTTCTCGTTCTTATGTTGTAGGTACTGCTCATGGCGAAGGTGAAGGTTACCCTGAGACATGGAAAGACCAGCCATATAGCACAGCTTATGGAAGAACTCAAATCTGGAAAACTTCATGCGCTATGACAAATACTGCTCGTGCAACTTCACTTCAGTATGAAGGTAACGAATGGAGTAGAGTCTGGAAAGAAAAACTAATTGAACATAAGTTTGATATGGAATCTTCCTTACTGTTTGGTTCTCAAAGCGATACATATTATACAACTCAAGGTGCAGTAGATTATATTTTAGGATACGGTAACCAATTTACTTTGGATACTGCTACTAAAACTGCTGACAGCTTTTTAGATGATATGTCTAGCTATAAAGACCCAAGATACAATAATGGCGGTGCGACTGTATTTTTTGTTAGTACAGCAGTTTATAACTGGATGCACAAATTAGGTGGTTACATACATAACAATTTATCATTAGGTAATGCTACTGATAATAGAGGTGCTATGTACACAGCTGATTTTGCAATGACTGGCAAGAAAAAAGTTCTAGGTGTAGATATTACTACATTCTCAACACCTTACGGTGATATGAATGTGGCTAGAAATATTCACTTAGATGGTACTAACATTAAAATGATTGGTATTGATATGAAGAACTGTGCTTATAGACCTCTTGTTGGAAACGGTCTTAACAGAGATACTTCAGTCTACGTTGGTGTTCAAACACTAGAAAACTCTGGGGTCGACAGAAGAGTAGATTTAATCTTAACAGAAGCTGGGATGGAATGGTCAATGCCTGAATCTCACGCTATCTGGTTATAAGGAGGTAGAGTATGGCAAATCCAATGTATGGACAAAATAAGTTCGATGATAAAATTGCTAGTAATGCTAAATGGCGTTTAAGTAATGAGCTAGACCTTACTTCTACAGCTGCTGTATATCCTGTTTGTACAGTACCTGCTGGTTCTTATGTATTAGGTGTTAAAATACTTATTACATCTGCAATCACTGCTGGTTCTATGGATATAGATGTAGGCGATGGCGATGATGCTAATATGTTTGTTGATGGTTGGGATGGAACTGCTGGTTCTGTTGCAGTCAATACAATAATAGATGCATCAGGTTCTGCCTTAGAAGCTGGAGTTGCAAGTGGCAAATATTATGCTGCATCAGATACTA